ATCTAGTGGCTTAAAGGGCGCTGGAACTTTTCAAATTTTTACTGGGCGCGGAGTTGTTTCCGGCGTACATGCTATTAGTGATGGTACTAACGTCGCTACTGTTGTTGTTTATGATAATGCTTCCGGTGATGCTTCTGGTAACATTATCGCTAAAGTTAACGGCTCTGTTACAACTGGCTCTAACGGAGTAATTCTAACTACTCCTGTTCGTTGTGATATAGGCTGTACTATGATTGTATCTGGTACAGGTACCCCACAAGGTCTTGTTCACTTCGGGGCATAATAATGCGTAACTGGCTTAAACTTGGCGACTATAACGCTATCTGTGATTCGTGCGGACGTAAGTTTAAAGCTAGCACGATGCTAAAACGCTGGGACGGATTATTTGTTTGTAAAGAAGACTACGAGGTTAAACACCCACAACTAAGTCTTCGAGTACACGCTGATAAACAGGTAGTCCCTATCCCTAGACCAGAACCAGTTACTGATCTTTTTATTAGGGAATGTAACATCATTAATAGCCAAGGTATTGCCGGAATTGGTATATCTGGCTGCATGGTTTCTGGGAAGACTGCTCCCGGTACTTTACAATAAGGAAACAAGATGGCAACAACTAATTTTGTAGACGGGACAACGCCAGTTATTGCATCATGGTTAAATGATGTTAATGCTGCTACATATACAGGTAAGTTTGGTACTGGTGCCCTATTGGGTGGATTGACTAATCCTATTATTTCTGCCTCTTTAGGGGCAAATAACTATGTACAGAACTACATCTATAATCCCACAAACGGTACTTCTGCTAGTGCTGACTTTGCTGCTTATGCAAATAATAGTACTCCTACTACTGGGTTTGCTGATATGGGATTTACCAGCCAAACATATGCAGATGCTAGTTACACGGTAACTGGGCAAAACGAAGCGTACTTGTTCGGCTCCGCTCCATCTGGTAGTGGAAAAACAGGTAATCTTGTGCTTGCAACCGATAGCACTGGTACTACTAATGCTATTCAATTTTATGTAGGTGGATTTAATCAGCTTAAAACTGCATGGAAAATGCAGATTGATAGCACGGGCGTTAATGCTCCTGCACTAACAACTACCACACAAACTGCGGGTGATAGTAGTACTAAAGTAGCTACAACTGCATTTGTAACTACTGCTGTAGCCTCAGTTACTGCATCAAAACAAATTCAAACAATTGGTGCCTCTGTTGCTGCCAATGCCCTAACTATTACTGCGTCGTCTTTGTCTTTGGACTTTAGAAGTACTTCATTGCCCAGCGGCACAGTTACTAATGTAGTAGGAACTCCCGCTAATTTAGTAGTGCCATCAGGTGCTACTTTAGGTAGTGTTAATGCAATACAATCAGATTTAATCGTACTTGCTATTAATAATGCAGGAGCAATTGAATTAGCTGTAGTCAATATTGCTGGTGGGACTGATTTATCAGAAACTGGTTTAATTAATACCACAGCCATTAGTGCTGGAGCCACTTCCGCAAATACTGTATACTCAACTACAGCACGTACCAGCGTAGCGTACAGAGTTATTGGTCTTGTTCGGAGTACTCAAACAATTGCGGGCACATGGGCAACGGCTCCTAGCCTAGTACAAGGCATGGGCGGCAATGCCTTGGATTCCATGCAATCGCTGGGCTACGGGCAGACTTGGCAGGACTTAACCGGCTCTAGGGCACTTGCAACCACTTACTACAACACCACCGGCAAACCCATTCAAGTGCTTGCCTCTCTAAGCGTTGGCGCAAGCTCAAACTCTGATTTGACTATTAACGGCGTCTCGCTTGGAAATCAAACCGGCAACGGTAACGCCAGTTCAGTGGTTATGCCAATCAGTTTTATTGTGCCGCCTGGACAGTCTTACCGCATGGCTGTAACGGCTGGAGGCGTGACGATTAACAAGTGGTCTGAGCTTCGCTAAGGACTGAGCAATGCAACACTACAAAGCCCCCGACAATTCTTTGCACTGCATCGAGCCTGAATTCGCTCACTTGCTTCCCGAAGGCTGCATTGCCATCACGGAAGAAGAAGCCGAAGCACTCCAAAATAAACCAATCGAGCCGACTGTACAAGATAAACTTGCTAAGCTGGATGCAGAGAATGCTCTAACACAGAGAAATCTGCGTGAGACAATCATGCTAATGGCCGAAGCATTTAAAACGGTAACAGGCGGAGCAATGGACTTGTCTCAAATTCCCGGAGTAGCTAAAGTCTACGAAGTGGAAGCAAAGGCAGCTAATTTACGTCGTCAACTATGATTAGCCTATTCCTACTTTTACCACTCTACTTTATTACAATACAGTATGAGCGTGGTGGTTTATGGAAACTCTGTTTTCTAGCCACACCGTTTACTTGGTTAATTGATATCTTGTTGAATTATACAGAGCTAGCCCTACTTACACTTGATTTCCCTAAATGGGGCGAGTGGACGTTTAGTTCTAGACTAGATAGACTAAAAGATAGTCAAACATGGCGTGGCCCAGTTGCTCTGTACCTTAAAAAGGTACTAGACGTAATTGCACCGAGTGGGAAACATATATGAAAGAACAAGGAACTAATATGGCAGTTGAATCTGGCAGCGCAATCGGCCTAGCCGCAATCACAAAATTCGGTTGGGTCAAACTTTTTTCTCTCGGTGCTGCGGTTCTGGGTGCAGGTATGATGGCAATTTTTAGACCCCCTAAATCTCGTAAAGAGTTATTTACCCAAGGAGCAGTCGCACTAGGTTGCTCCCTTTTGTTTGGAAGTACTATTGCTTCTATTCTCTTGCACTATGTTCCACTTGACCTAAACTCGTTAGAAGAACTGGTTTCATACCATGTCTCTGTTAACGGTATAGTTGGAGCATTGTCTTGGGGTATTTTTGGAGGTCTTGCTCATCTACGAGACAAAGTAGAAACTGATCCAGAGCAAGTAATTAAAGATGCTAAAAATCTTTGAACAATATAAATGGTTAGCAATTGGTATTGGAGTAATTCTTTGGTCTGGGTGTGTTTGGCATATAGCTAGCACCTATACGGAAAGCTCCTATACCAAAGAAAAGCTCTCTGATCTACAGGAACACACTAGACAAATCAGTGAAATGTCTAAACAGTTCCAAGAAGATTTAGCAGCACTTAAACCTAAAGTAACCACAATCAACAAGGAAATTCAACATGAGATTAGTACTAACACTATCTACCGTGATTGTAAGTCTACTGATGGTATCTTGCGCGAGTACGAAAGCAAGCTCGACCTACAGTGAAGACGTTCTTGTAGAATGTGGGAAGATAGTTAAAGACGGAAAGTACCGTGATTTCGGTGAAGTTTGGTTAAAACTAAATGAAGTAACCGATATGTATATGGAATGTGCCAAACGCCATAACGCGTTGGTTAAGCAAATAAGGAATACACAATGAGTACGTCTGGAACTACAACATGGGCACTTCAACGGGATGCTGTCGTAAAGGCAGCGCTTCGTAAGCTCTCTGTACTGTCTGGTGGTAGTACCCCTACTACCTCACAAGTTACAGACGCAGCAGAGGCCCTTAACGCGATGATTAAGGGGTTCCAAGCAGATGGTATGCCTCTTTGGGCAATTAAAGAGTACACGTTTACTACCGTTGCTGGGACAAACACCTACAATATTGGTAGTGGTCAAACCCTTAATACCTCCATGCCCTTGAAGATTATTCAAGCTTATCGTGTAGAGTCTAGTGGTAATATTAATGTACCCCTAAACATTTATACACGGTATGATTACAATCTTCTACCTATTAATGCGTCTAGTGGTGAGCCTGTAACTCTGTACTATCAACCGCTAAGTAATTACGGTGTAATTGAATTGTGGCCTACACCAGTAGATGCTAATACTACTATTACCATAGTGTACCAACGTCCATTTGAGGACATGAATACGGCTACTGATGACTTTGACTTCCCTCCTTACTGGACTGAAGCACTGATCTACGGGCTTGCTTGGAGACTCTCTCCTGAGTATGGTATTCCTTTGCAGGATCGCCAATTGCTTATGAAAGAGGCTGAGTTCTTCCACAGTAACGCAATGTCGTTTGGTACTGAAGAAGGTAGTATTTTCTTCCAACCGGATTCAACAGGACGTAAGTAATGCCTTATAAAGACCCAGCAAAGAGATTGGAAGTGGAAAGAGAAGCAAGAAAAAGATTATTAGAGAAAAATCCTAATTATCATAAAGAGTGGGTAGCTAAAAACCCACCAACCTTGGATAACCTTCTTGAGCAAAGATACAAACAAGTCACAAAACTATATGGACTGACTAAAGAAGCATACTTAAATATGATAAGAAGTCAAGACAATAAATGTGCTATTTGTAAGAGAAAAGAAACTACTTTAAACAAAAGAGGATTAGTGCGTCCGTTGTGTGTAGATCATTGTCATGTAAGTGGCAAAGTAAGGGCACTACTATGCAATCATTGTAATTCCATGCTGGGACATGCTAGAGATAACAAAGAATTACTACTAAGTGCGGTATCTTATTTAACAACACATACAGAGGAGAATTAAGGTGGCCTATAGCAAAAACCCTAATCTTTCTACTTACGATACGAAGCGAATGTCTTTTGTGTACAACCCACTACATCGTAGCGGCACACAACTCAATAAAGATGCAAAGCTTTGTAACGTTCTAGTAGATTTATTTCAGTCTCCTGATGACCAAAATACTAGGGTCTTTGTAAAGAGCCGCCCCGGACTAGCTGCTGCATATACAACTACCTCTGGCCGTGCTAGGGGTATTTATTACTGGGTAGTAAGTGGTACAGGATACGCTATTTCAGTATCTGGTAACAAGGTCTACAGTAATGGGACTTTGCTCACAACACTTACCACTAGTACAGGTGATGTAGGATTTACGGAGTTTGTGGCCTCTACCGGCATTGTAAAGCTGGTTATGGTGGATGGAACTAAAGGATATGTGTTTACAAGTCCCACAGTAGCTCCTAGTGAAATTACAGACGTAGATTTCCCCACACCCCATTGTCCATTTCCTGTATTTTTGGATGGATACTTGTTCCTAGCTAAGGCTGATACACAGGATATTTATAATAGTGATCTAGATAATCCCGCTCTTTGGACCGCTGGTAATTACATTTCCGCTGAAATGTATCCTGATAAAGTAGTAGCCCTTACTAAAAATAACAACTACATTTATGCGGTAGGTCAAGGTTCTGTAGAATACTTTTATGATGCTGGTGGAACTACAACCCCACTACAACGACATGACTCTGCTGTGCAGCAGTTTGGTACTCCTTCTCCTAGTTCCGTAGTCCCTACAGACGATGAAGTTATCCTGATTGGTGAAACGGGAAATGGTGGGCACACTGTTTGGACAATTAATGGTTTTAAAGCAAAAGAAGTAGCCACACCATCTATCCGAAGCATTCTTAGAGCAGAGGGGACTAATCTTGCTACTGCAAGGGCACACTGTATCCGCGTAGCAGGTCAAAAGCTATACATCATTACATTAACTTCTATTACATTAGTTTATAGTTTTGATAGTCAGCTTTGGTTTGAGTGGACTTCTGGTGTAACAGGTACTTCTCAATTTATAGGTACTCATGCTACCGATGGCCCTAATGGTATGGCTTATATCTTAGACGCCCTTAACGGTAATGTCTACACAATTAGTGAGGACAATCAAAGTGATAATGGAACCAACTTTCTAAGGCAAATCGTTACCCCTAAGTACGACTTTGATACATTTAATCGAAAGTTTATGTCTAGGTTCTCTTTAATTGGAGATTGGCCCACTACAAGTGGTACAGGTAACATTGCACAAATTGAGTGGTCTGATGATGACTATACTACATGGTCTACTCCTAGAGATTTAGACTTTAGTTTAGATTTTCCAGCTATTACACAGCTAGGAGCGTTTAGGCGGAGAGCCTTCAGAATTTCTTATTCCCAACCTTATCTTCTAAGATTAGAGGCATTTGAGGTTGATATTAATAAAGGAAATCAATAATGTCTGGCGGACTTCCTCCACCTCCAACAAGAGCGGCTAACGGGGACTTTGCTTGGGTAGCTTGGTACAATGCTTTGT